TTGCCGGTGTTTGTTCCGAGCGCGGCAGCGACGGCGGTTGCGCCGGTCGTCTGCTGGCCCATCACGGTGCCCGGAAGCACCTTGGTAGCGCCGGAGATCAGGACGCGATCGATGTGGCGGTGGCCCCGCGGCTGCGAGACAAGAAAGCCACCGGGGTGCCATTGCTCAAAGAGCGGAGCGCGAGAAACGTATGTCATGATCAGAGATCCTTGGAGATGGTGAGAGGATTACCGCTTGCCAGTGACCTTCGCGAATGCGCGGCCCCAGCCAGCTTCAGCAGCGGCTGCCGGGTTGCGGTGCATCTCGCCACCAGCCCCGAGGTTCGGATTGCGTGCCTGACGACCCTGGCCGGGCGCCGATGCCGCCGGCGTGCTCTGCAGGATCGCAATTGCTTCTTTGCGGCTCATGCGGGAGTTGAACGCGAGGTTCGCGGCGAGCACGACATTCCGGCCGGCGGCCTTGTGACCCATGATCGCGGCGCAGCGTGCTTGCTCACGGCGACGAGCACGAGCGACCGCGCTCTTGCCGCGCATCTCTTCGTCTTCATCGTCGCCGTCTTCTTCGGCCTTTTCCTTGCTGTCGTCGTCCTCGTCGTCTTCGGCATAGTCCTTGGACTCGTCGCCGTCCTCGGCCTTCTTCGCCTTCTTGCCGGACTTCTGGCCATCGTCTTCAGCGCCGTCATCTTCGTCGTCTTCGGCCGCTTTGGCCTTCTTCGACTTTTTCGAGTCGCCGTCGTCACGATTGCGATCGTTGTTCTCTTCTTCGTCGTCGCTATCGCCTTCAGCGCGTGCGTCTTTCTTTTCTTCGTCGTCTTCGGCCTTGGAAGCACGATTGGACAGGCTGGCGAGATGGGCGAACGACAGCCCGCGCGCCGCAAGGGAACGGATGCTCATTGATACTCCTAGGGGTTTGGGTAAATCAGTCGCCCAGCTCAGCGAGCAGGGAGCGAAATGCTTCGTCTGGCGACATAACTTCGTCAGCGAAGCCGATCGCGACGCCAGCAGCGCCGAGATACGTTGATGCCTGCGTGCCACGCACCTTCGCGACAGACAGTTTTCGATTGCGTGCTACGGTTGAAACGAACATTTCCCCGAGCGCGTCCACGTCAGCCTGAAAGCGCGCAAGCGCCTCATCAGACAAGGGCGTAAACTCGCTCCCGTCGGCTTTGCGCGCGCCATAGTGGATCATCGTGACAGTGATACCGTCCTTCGCTAGCGCCTTAGAAAAATCCACATGGGCACAGATGACCCCCACGCTGCCCGTCCCTCCCGTCCGCGGCACGATGATCTTGTCGCAGGCGCTCGCGAGGGCGTACGCAGCCGAATATGCGGCTTCCGACAGTACGGCCCAAATGGGCTTCTTGCCGCGCGCGCTATAGATTGCATCGACCAAGTCGAAGCAGCCCGCGACCTCGCCGCCGCCGCTGTCAATGTCGAGCATGATTGCGCGCACTGATGCATCGTCGAGCGCCATGCTCAAATTGGCACGAATTCCGTCATAGCCCGTCATCCCGCATGTGGGACGCATGTACCCGGACTTCTGCACCAGCGTGCCGCTGATCGGGATAATTGCCACGCCCCGCACGACTTCGTAGTATCGATAGTCTGGTTCTTCGTCAGCTTCGTCGATACCGAACTCACTCATCGCGAGCGCGTCGCCATTCGCTCGAAACAGTTTCGTGATCCCGAATCGGTCGGCCAGCGCCGCCATCACCATTTCAGCTTTCGCTGGCGTGATGGCTAGCGGCGTATTGAATAGCCGCTGAGCACGGAAAGGTAGATTTTTCATTGGGGTTGTGGATCCTCTTCCGGGCCGGCCGCATCGGTCGCACCATCTCCAAACCATTTCGGAGGTGGTAGCCCAGCATCCTTGAACATCTTGACTTCGATCGCGCGCTGCTGGATTACCTCCTCGTAATCGAGGCCCTGCTCGGCGCATTCGCGCTTGAGCGTAGACAATCCGCCATCCAGACCAAGGATTGCACCCTGCTTTTCCTTGACCGGGTCGACCCATCCGCGCGCTACACCAAGCCAATCGCAACGCGAGTAGGCCGTAGCAGCTTCGATAAACTCGGGGGCGCCACCAGGAAGAACGTCATCCAAGTCACCGCGCTCCATAGCCTCTTGAAGCCACGAGGCATAGATCGGAGTCGCCGTACCAACCTTGAATTCGGTATTGCGACGGCTGAGCGTCTTCCAGCTTTCGAGCAACGCGGCTCGCGCACTCGAGTAGTTGGTTTTGCTCCAGTCTTGCGTGATCTGCTCTGCCGAAACGCCGAGCGCCGCCGCGATCGAGCGAAGCATTTCATGCGCGAAGTCTTCGAATCCAGAGTGCGGATGAGCAGCGGCGACTTGCTTGATCTCTTCGCCCGGTGCCAAGGTCGGCACACGAACGTTGTTCAGCATCGCCGGACGCTCTTTGGCCCAATCAGCGCGCAGATCCTGATAGAAACCGAGTTCACTGCCCTCGCTTTCCATCGCGTCCTGAATCATCGCGGGATCGTACGGGCTCGTGACGTACGTGCCGAAGATCGTCGCGACAGTGGCCGCCTGCAGCTCGACGCCGTAATAGCGCGCAAGCATCTTCGCGTGCGACAGCACCGGCGTGAACACGCCAATGCCGCGGTTCTGGCCGGCTCGATCACGCTCGAAGTCGTGAATCACGCGGCGCCAGCCGTCTTCGTCTTCACGCTCAACCCGCTCCCACTCCATCGATTCGACGGCGTTGTACCAGTCGTTCTGATGAGCCTTGCGGATGTGATACGCCACCGGCACGCCGTCGTCGTCAATCTCGACGCCGCCGCGCAGATACTTCGTGTCGACCATCTGATACGGGTTCGACAAGCGATCAGGATCAACGACAAGGAATGCCGTCGCGTATTGCGCCGCGCCTCGACCGATGCGATCCGGAAGCCAGTGCGCGACGAACAGATCCTCGCCGTCGACAAGCTTGTGGCGCAGGCCGAGTCGCATCTGCTGCGACATCGTCAACTGTCGGCTGACGTCATTGAAATGCCCGAGGTCCTCAGAATAGACGCGCCACAGCGCCTCCACTGCCTTCCGGAATTCATCGGCCCACATCGCGTCGAATTTCTTGCTGAAACGACGCAGGTATTGCCAGTCCGGATTTGCCGACAGGCGCATGTGAGCGCCGACGGTGTTGTCCAGAATCCGGGTGATGCCACCGCTCGCCCAACCGTCGTTTCGCGTGAGGTCACGCGAACGCGACACCATGCGGTCGCGGGAAAAGTTGATTTCCGAATCCGGCGAGCGGATCCACGGAAACCATTGCCCCATTTCGGGCGTCTGGACGGACGCCGCTTCATACGGAAAGAGACTTGAATAAGGCGGTTGCGTGATGCCCGGCCCGCCCCATCCACTATCCGCGCGCGCACGACCGCCGGCCGGCAGGTCCCCGAAGGGCTTGCCGGAGGAATCGACGATGAGTGACATTAGAAGAGAACCCTTCGCGCTCGCGGGTAGCAAGAAATAAGGCCCAATGCTTTCTGGAGCATCAGGATGCTGCGGTAGACCTGCGTGATGTCGCTTTGCTGATACGTGACCGACTTGGAACCATCGCCCTGGTTGTAATTAGCCGTCACGATCTTCGCGCCAGCCGACAGATCGAAATAGGCCGCCTGCAGCGCTGCCAATCTCGACTGCATGTCTGCAGTGCTCATGCCATCTGTGATAGCCATTTCCTTCCTTTACGCCAGTCGACTGGCAAACGATTTTCGGCTGGTTTTTGCTATGGGCGATGCTGCTGGCTGGCTGACTATCGGCGCAGCCACCGCCGCTGTATCTGCGGGCGGCTCAACAATCACCGGCTCGTCGTCGACGCCATTCGAGACATAGGGCTGCGCCACGCTTTCAGCGCGCTTGTTCAACTTCAGTCCATAGTGGATCAGCCCGCACAGCGCCGCGTATGAATACACGGCAAGGTCGAGCGCCTCATTGGCACGGCCAGGCGGCAATTCCCACACGCGATACTTCTGCCCGTTCGCGGTCTTTACGATCGACCGCTCGGAGACGAGCTGCGCGAAAAAGTTGATGTCTCGATCAGTCGGGTAATGCATGTATCCCGGCGGATAAACGATCTGCCCGTCTCGCTCTTCCGCTTCAAGATGAAGTCGATAGCGGACCACATCCTTCGCGGCATTGACACCGATGATCACAGGTCGATACTTCGCCTTGTTGCGTAGGCTCGGCTTTGTCGTCGGCCAGACGGGATTCCGCTTGCCTAAGACCGCTGACTCGCCCTTGATCGCCCAGATGCGCCGACGAATACGCGCCTTACAGAACTGGTAGACCTTTTCAGTGTGGTGGCCACCCGAGTCAACGCATGCGGCCTCCACCTTGAACGGCCGACC